CGTCTGAGACGGGCAATTTCCTTCTGCTCATCAGATGCATAATTACCAGAACCACGAACAGGAATATCACCTGATTCTCGGAAGTCTTTCAGCCACTTTGTTAATGTACTGTAGCCGATGCCAAGATTTTCTGCACATCCACGTACTCCGAGATCTTTATGATCTTGATAGTACTGGATTGCATCAAGTTTAAATTGTTTGTCATGTTGCATTGCCATATGAGATCCTCCTTCAGCATGTTTCTATTGTACCATGCTTATGTGGATTTGGAATTTCTCATTTTGGCTTGTACTATTTATATTCTAGCATCAAGAAAATCACGGTCTACGATGAGAAAGTTATCGTGGAATTCAAATCCGGCACAAATGTGGATATCCACAGGTAAATACAGTTCAGATTATTGGCACCTCGCTTCGGCGGGGTGTTTTTTGTTACAAAAAATTCATTGTTGATTCATCTGCGAATATTGTAATTTGTTGGGTTCTGTAGTATAATAAATTATCCGATTTGTGTTAGAACTAACAAGAATTACGAGCAGGAGCAGCAAATATATGATAAAGAACAATATTGAAGTAGATGTAAAAGTCAAATGTATAGAGAACGGAACCACCCAAGCACAGCTTGCGGAAACCATCGGAACGACAGGTCAGTATGTCAACCGCATCATCAAAAAGCAGGATAGTGTTGTGAATAAGACCTTCGTGCAGATGCTTGAGGCTTTGGGATACGATATTGAACTGACATATGTGAAAAGAGGTGTGAAATAATGGCAAATGAATTACAACCGCTTTCTTTACTTTTTCAAAACAGACTTTTTAGAATTCCGGACTATCAGAGAGGCTATGCTTGGCAGCAGTCCCAACTGGCGGATTTTTGGGATGACCTGATTAACTTACAACAGGATAGATATCATTATATAGGACTTTTGTCTTTAAAATCACTTGGACGAAAAGAAACAAAGGATTGGGGTTCTGACCTCTGGATGGTAGATAAAGGATTTAAGGCTTGTCACATTGTAGATGGTCAGCAACGTTTGACTACTTTCGTGATTCTACTGAATGAAATAATTTGTTTTGTGAGAGAACTGGATGAAAACAAAGGAAAGAAAGACGATGAAATCGTACTTGGATATGACACCCTGAAAGATGTAGTGGCTAAATATATCTATCAAAGCAGACCACCAATGAACCAGATTACAACGTATTTGTTTGGTTATGAGGTGGACAATCCGAGTGCGGATTACTTAAGGTATAAGATTTTTGGTGAGCCGTATTCCGGTACGGTCAATGAAACCTACTACACAAAAAATCTCAAATTTGCAAAGAGTTTCTTTAGGGAGAACTTAACGGCTCTCTATGAAAACGAGGGGATTGAAGGAATCAATAATCTCTATTTGAAACTCACATTGAAATTGATGTTCAATATACATGAGATAGATGATGATTATGATGTTTTTGTGGCTTTTGAAACCATGAATAATCGTGGCAAGAAACTGACGAATCTGGAGCTGCTGAAAAACAGGCTTATATATCTTACTACACTGTATTCAGACGAAAAATTCGATGAGATGGAGAAGTCTCACCTGAGAAAACAGATCAATGATGCGTGGAAGGAAGTATATTTTCAACTTGGCAGAAATGAAAATGTTCCTCTTTCTGATGACGATTTTTTAAGAGCACATTGGACAATATATTTTGCTTATTCCAGAAGGAAGGGAGATGACTATATTCGTTTCCTGCTGAATAAGTTTTCTGCTAAAAACATATTTGAAAAGAAAACTGTTCTTATGAGTGAATTGCCAGATGGATATGTTATGGACACAGATTACGAAGAGGAAGATGATGTAGGTGATACAGAAACGGAAACCATAGAAGTTTCAAAATTAGCACCTACTGAAATCGCAGACTATGTAAATAGCCTTAAGAATATGGCTAAATACTGGTACGATACTTTCTTCCCTGCTAAGAGTGAAAATCTAACGAAAGAGGAGCAGATATGGGTAGATAAGTTGAATCGTATCGGTATTGGACATTTCCGGTCGTTAGTAACTGTAATCATCAGCAGACGTGATTTTAGTCCGGAAGAACGAATTACGGCCTTTAAGGCAATCGAGCGTTTTATATTTATCTGTTTCAGGCTTGGAAATTTTAATGCTTCGTTCTGCAGCAGCGAATATTATCGTGCATCAAGAAGTTTGTATTTGGACGAAATGACACTGGAAGATCTGGTGGCAGATATTGTTGAAACCACAGATGCTAATATTGAATATGCAATTCCGAACTTTGTAACAAAAATTGAAAAGCATTTCTCCAATGGTGGAGGTTTTTATTATTGGAACTCTATTCGTTATTTCTTATATGAATATGAAACGAGTCTTGCGCAGAAAAATAATATTGACCGTATAGGCAGTTGGGAAATGTTTACTAAAACAGAAAAGGATAAAGTTTCCATTGAGCATATTCTTCCCCAGACTCCGTCAAAGTATTATTGGCAAAATCAGTATCGACAGTTTACTGATGAAGAGGTGGAGATGCTGGCGGGTGCTTTAGGTAACCTGATACCGCTGTCACAGAGTGTAAATTCCAGCTTGCAGAATGACAGTTTCTATGACAAAAAAACTACAAAAGCCGGAAGACGCGGGTATGAAAATGGCTGTCACTCTGAAATTGAAGTGGCAAAGTATAATGACTGGACTGCTGAAAACATTTATACACGTAGTAAGAAACTTCTTGAGTTTATGGAGAATCGTTGGGAGTTCAGTTTTAATAATGAGCAATTGGACAAGCTGGTATATGTGAATTTTGCAGTTGATGGTAGAACTGTTCCAGAAGAATTACCAGTACCTGAAGAAAAACTGATACAATCAAAAGAGGATACGGATACTCATGAGTATAGTAGTCTTGACGAGCAACAGAAAGCTTTCTGGGTTAATTTTGTAAAGCATTGCAATGACCGCAATAGAGAAGATATTGTAGGAAGAAAGCCACTTGCTCAGAATTGGTATGATATTCCTGTCGGTGTCAATGATTTCCTGCTACAGTTTACCATTACTCGCAGTAAATATGTCTCTCTTGTTATTTACGCTTTTGATGGCGAGACCTTTAAAAGATTGGAAAGCAAAAAGAGCGTGATTGAGAAAGTATTCGGTAATAAGTTTGATTGGTATTCCAGCCGAGAAAAAAGCACCGCAAAGCGTATTGTGTATAAGCATGAGGCCGATGTTTTCAATCCTGGAAAACAAGAAGAATTATTTGATTGGATGATAGAAAAATTTGATTTATTGGTGGACGCACTTGTGTCTGCTGATGAGTTAGATAATGAAGAACCATCCGGTGAGAAGTTTTCAGAAATAAAAAAGTATTTGGAGTCATGTGGTAAAAGCAAGATTTCCTTGACCTTTGCAGAAGTCGAAAATATTATCGGAACCGAACTGTGCAGATCAGCATATACTTACCCTGTTTACTGGAAACCATCGAAAACGCATACTATGGCAAACACAATTGTTGCAGCGGGATATGAGGTTATATCGGTAGACTTGACATCAAAAAAGATTGACTTAGAAAAGAGAAATTGAATGATTGGAGGTGTACCACAGTGCCAGATATGAAACAGATACATGATTTTGCTGTTAAATGGTGCGATAAATTTCGTGATCAGAACATTAATTACATAGATTTGGTTGACCACTTTATGGCTGATGATTGTGCTGCTCTTGGTTTTGAGATGGACTGTGGCCACGCTTTTTCTGAAAAATATGGACAGGCAGCAAACAACTATAAGGCTCTGGACAGAATCATTGATGATGTCACAGACATCCCCCTGCTTGGGTCTGCAATTTATTCTCAATGGAGATATTTCAACCATTGGGCATATGACGCAGCAGAAATATTGGAACCCCAAAACCGAGCGTGGTTTATTCTGGCATTAAGCCGATTGGCACTGCTTTCCGGGGAGAATCCATTTATTTTCCAAGGCACACTGAAAAAGATTCGTATTGTATCAAATAATATCTGTTATGGTCCCATGCCGGATCCTGATGACGAAGTGGAACAACACCTTACCATCAATGATGAAGGTCGCGTTTGGTTTTCTGGATATAACTTTGGTCACAGTGGAGAAAGATACGAAAAAGCACGAAGTAAGATTTTTAAAATTGAAAAAGCTGCTACTGACAGATTACTCTGTGCAATTGCAGCTTATTTTGGCAACGAATACGATGAAATTTTTGCTACAGATATTGGCAATTGGAAGATGGAACTAACAAATACCGAGGGCACAGTGTATAAATTCCGTGGTTCGCTTTGTACTGATTTTGACTATGAGGGCATCGACTTATCTGACCTTGTACGTGATACTGTTGGTATGGATGATTTGTATGTCTTTGATGGAAATTGCAAACCAGATGTGATAAACAGAATCGCATTGGACTATCACAGAGTCACAAAAATAAAACCGAAGGAAGTGCCGGAAGGTGCAACCTGGGACTTTGTTACATGGGATTATACAGAGCATCTAATTATTGACAGAGAAACAGAAACCCTTGAACACATCCAAAATATAGGGTCTGGCTGTAAGGTTTCCCGTAAGTATGAAATTGAAGGAGGAATTGAAAGTCTGCTTGAAAATTTCAATGCAGAGGATTTGTTTTCACACATTGAAGGGAATCCCGACGATGTGATAGATACTCCAAACGAAACCAAGGATTATAAAATTACCATTGATTACAAAAAGAGTCCACAGCGTGTTATCGAAGGCAGCTATGATAAAAATGGTCTTCCGGAGGACTTTGCGGATTTTGCAGAGACAGTATTTGAGTTTATAAGATTTTATGGATTGGGAGAGGTTCTCGATCCATCGGTTTACGGCAAGGTAAAACGCCGTCAATCAGAATACATTTTCTGTAGTGTCACCTTTGATGATGGATACAAGAGTTATTATTATCTGACGGACGATGACAGCATCGAGATTGGTGATTTTGTTCTCGTTCCGGCTGGAAAGGATAATCATGAGGCTGTTGTAGAGGTAGTGAACATCGAATACTTCAGTGAAGAAAATGTGCCACTGCCTATCGAGAAAACAAAGAGAATCATCCGTAAGTGTACAGATGATGATTTTGACCTGCCAGAATCAGAATAATCTATTTTTTAAGAATGGATAAAATGCTGCTCTGCTTGGTGTTATAGCGGTTGCTTTTTCTGTAAATCTTGTCATAGTGTTTCGTATTCCTCACTTTCGTAATTTCTTTGCC